GCAGCACGGCATGGAATACCTGGACTACCTGCGCAGCCATATTCAGGCCCAGTATTCAAACGAAACCTCTCAGATCACTTCCGCCAATCTCCGTGTGGAAGCCAAGGCCGATGATATGGCCAAATCGATCTGCGGCGGCGATTCCAAAACCAAGGATGCCGATCCTGAAACTGTCGCCAAGATCCGCAACACCTATCTTGAACAGAACTCCATGGAGCTGGTCGATGGCCTCACCAAAGGCTGCACTCAAATCATTGAAGACCTGCAGTCCCAGATCAATTCCTTCAACAACGAAATTGATTCTGCCCTCTCTGTTTCCAACGCCATTACCCAGATCACATTCAGCTACTAAGCTGTTTTGATACCATTTGCCTGTGTACCGAAAGCGTCAAACCACAAGCCGCTTTGTCCGCTGTGGAATAATGACAAAGTTAAAACTATAAACACCTGTTCCACGCTATCAAATTATGATAAAAATATTGGTTCATTCTTTGTGGCTGTATTTTTGTATGCTCAGCCCGTCAGAATGAATGTTTTGCCCGGAAAGTTTAATGCTTAACGCTTAAACCTCAACGCTCAAATTTCAAACTTTATTTTTTCATCAAGGTTTATTCCTCAACCCCCAAGACTCAAGGCTCTATTAAATCCTTGGCGCAAGGTCATGTGCATGGCTGTGTCGGCACCTCGCTGTCCTCAAGGCTGGTACATGGGCAACGTGCGAAGGCGGTAGCACGTTAAAACAATCCGCCCTGGTAAGCGGCTGTCGTACAACGGCCAGTATACAAGCCTTCCAAGCTTGGGATGGGGGTTCGACACCCCTCAGCCGCTCCACAACAGAATAACTTCATTTTGGTTTCACACCGTAAAGTCCCGTCACACCGGCGCGGCCGTGGATTGGCCGCACCGGGTAGCAAACGGCTCCACACCTCGGTCATATCCAGTGGCCAGCGGCTTTTTCGAGGTTCTTGCATCCATTCAGTTCAAACAGTTTGTCGAGCTGTCTGCGGCTGAAAATGTTCTGTTCGTATTTCCAAATGAACTGCGAAAAGCTTACGCCCTCTTTGTTATCAAACGCAACCCACTTGTCGTAAATGGCGTTGTTACAATCATCCTGTAACTGCGTATATCCAGGTGTTTGAATTTGAATCTATGTACCCGTCACCAGTACAAATATATGTACCATATCGCGGGGTGTCGTCTCCATCATGAATTTATTCTGTTACTATGCCAGGTTAGCTCAATTAGGCAGAGCAGCCGTTTTGTAAGCGGCAGGTTGTGGGTTCAATTCCCCCACCTGGCTCCACCGTTCCGGTTCACTCCGGGGCGTCATGGCTCCCAGCGCCGGTCAAGTCTGGGGTACGCGGAGGGCAATCTCTCCGTCAAATCAGTGGGTGAAATAAACTCGCTGGACGCTTTATTCTGGTCTAACCCCCAGATGCTAAAGCAATGGCAGAGCAGCGGCACACTGCCTCAAAACTATTCCGTTTGCACCTTCGGGCAGGTAACAGTCCACCTTGCCGGGTTCAAAGCCGTCTTTACGGCAGTCTTAACACGCAGCACCCGGCATGAAAACCGATCGGCGGAACTTCCAGTTGGCTTCCAAACACCTTTCCAACTGGTGGCAAGATGGGAAAGTCCTCCGGGCTGCGGTGAGTAGTAAGCAGCGGTAAGTACCTATCGACATATGGTGAGACGGCTAAGCACGTCACTGGTACCTCAAGGGTGGGATGCCCTTTCACACGGAGCAATACTCAAGCTGGTTTAAGAGGCGCCCCTGCTAAGGACGTAGGGTGGTTTATCCCGCCGCGTGGGTTCGAATCCCACTTGCTCCGCCATATGGAACGTTAGCACAGTGGTCAGTGCCACCGGCTCATAACCGGTCTTACGCTGGTTCAAATCCAGCACGTTCCACCAAGAGAGCCGCAGCCTCTGGTGATTTATCACCAAGCGTAACATCCGGCTCGAAAAAAGCCCAGTCAGGCAAACCTGACACCCATCATCCCGCTGGTAAAACCGTGCTCCAGCACCGCACTCCGGTCATATCCGAGCGCTTATCCAAGTCGGTTGGGTTCTGTGATAGACAATCACTTCAACTGCGGTGGGATGATTTTTTTTTCTTTGGTGTCTCGCCTTTCACGGCGTTTCATATTCCCGGCAAAGTCCCTGGTACCTACAGGCACCGCCTTTACGGCCTGCCCCGCATACCGCTTCCCGGTCATACCCGAAAGATTAAATTTCCTGAGATGATGTCATCATACAAGTTCTCGCTATGCCGGCTCGAACTTGTCGTTTGCCGGGATTTTATTTTTTTTGATTTTTTTATTCAGGAGGTGTTCTCTCTTGCTCTATACTCAGCAGCAGCTTGCCTCTCTTTCTACTGATTTTATCAAACAACGCGCCTATGAACTCGGTCATTCCTGTCCTTATACTGATCTTGATTGTCAGGACTGTCCTCAGCTCAATAACTGCCCTATGGATGCCGGTACTGAAGAATGGTTCCAGCTTCTTGTTGAACTTGATCGAAGGAGATCCGTCAAATGAAATCCCGTCCCACTCCTGCCAACCTTTATACCACCCGCCGCACCGGCCTTTCCCATTATAAAGATCCTGAATCCAAAACCCTTTTCTCTCAGGGCAAATACCCCACTAAACTAACCTATCAGGATCTTCCCGGCTGTTTTCTTTCCGGCACTTACTATGGCGCAAGGGGTTATCTCCGCACGGATTCCATCAAAGGTCTCTGGTATAAGCCCTGTTATCATACCAATCACATGTTTAAGGACGATTTCCTTTACATCTCTTATCAACATCCCACTTCATCTTTTCCTTTATTAGATATATACCTCTCCTCCCCTGATTCCAGGCTTTATGATGAAGTTATTTTCGGCGGCATCATCCCCCGTTTCCTCCGCTTCGCAGAGCAATATTCCCAGTATGATTGCATTTCCATTTGGTCACAGATCGAAGAAAAACGTGCCTGGTTCAAAGCCAATTATCCTACAGACTATCAGCATGAAGTTTTGATTCCCGATACCGAAACTTTTTCCACCTACTACCACAAAATTAAAATTCCCTGAATTCTCATTCACTGAATTCTTATTCAGCAAAACAGCCATAAAGCATCGCAGCACATTTTCTGCGGGGCTTTCTATTTTTTACTCTTTTTCAAAGGGGGTGCTTCCATTCCAGCCGCATTTGTCCTTCTCATAATCCTCGCAGCCATCCTTTTTTGGGCTTGGCTTTCCCCGCACTATGATGAATTTGGTTCCAAAATTCTCAATTTCTTCCGTCAATTCACCAACAAAAAATAAGGAGTTTTTTCAATGAACAAAACCGTTGGCGCAGTTATCTCTGCCCTTGTCATCATCTTCTGTATCGTTATTGCTCTGTTTTGTACTGTTCGTATTCCTGCTGGTTATGTCGGCGTCATTTACAACATGAACGGCGGCGTGGCGGAAACCACCCTTACTCAGGGCTTCCATCTTGTCAAGCCCACCCAAAAAGTTACTACCTACACCATCGGCATCGAACAGTCTTACCTCACCTCCGGTTCGGACGGTGATTCCAAAGGCGATGAATCCTTCGAAGTTCCGTCCAATGATGGTAAGGGCCTTACGGTCGATATGACTTTTACCTACCGTTTTGATCCCGATCATGTCGCTGATACCTTCACCCGTTTCAAGGGTCAGTCCGGCAAAGACGTCAAAGAGGTTTTTATCAAGCCCAACATCATGTCCTGGACCAAAGAGGTCACGGCCAAGTATTCCGTCATTGATCTGCTTGGCGACCAGCGTGCTTCCCTCAACTCGGAACTCACCGCCTACCTCAAGGATAAATTCGAACCTTACGGCATCATCATTGAATCCGTTTCTCTGATCAATATCGACCCCGATGACGAAACCCGTGCTGCTGTCCAGAAAAAGGTCAACGCTCAGCAGGACCTGGAGCTGGCAAAAATCGAGCAGCAGACCGCCAATGTCAATGCCGAAAAAGAAAAAGAAGTCGCTATCACCAAAGCCAACCAGGAAAAAGAAACCGCTCAGATCAACGCCGAAGCCAAACTGATCGAAGCCCAGGCTCAGGCCGATGCCAACCGTCTGATCTCCCAGTCCCTCACCCCGGAACTGATCCAGCAGCAGATGTATGAAAAATGGAATGGTCAGCTCCCCACCGTCCAGTCCGGCTCCGATACCCCCATTATTGTTGATACCACCAACTAAATCATGTTCCGCATTTGGAGGTGTTCTTATGGTCATTCTTAATTCCGGTACCTTATTGTTTCTTGTCCTGCTTGCTTTTGCTGCCGGCTTCCTTGTTGATGCCGCCATCGGTGTCCGCGCCCATCTTCATGATAAGGAGGATTGAATTATGAACACTTCCAAACCTAACCCGCACACAATCACCCCAACCACCGTCATGGAATCTGAATTTGATGAACCCACGCCTCACCGCAAACCCGGAAAATCCACCAGTCGTCCTCGCTCCCAGCACAAGCACATGTATACCCTCGGCTGGGCCTCTTATACTTTCGCTTCTCATCTTACCGGCAAAACGTTCACCCGCTACTTACCCGTCAATTATTGCACCATCTGCGGCCGTCTTGGTGGCGTGTCAGTTTCCCAATTTACCGGTCAAGAACCCAAAACCCCTCCCATTGGCTCCAAGGTGTTTGTTGTGCCGTCTTTCGGCACCAACGCTTTAGATCTTAATAATTTTATCATTTTCAAAGGAGAATGAATTATGAAACCTAAGTTCCGTCTTGGCGATCGTGTCACCGTCATCAACCCTTATGTTGCCCCCATCCCCGATTATGTCAAGGACAGCGAAATCTTTAATGATCTGTACAAGGTTTTTGGCTTGGATAAAGATATCCGTGGTGTCAAGCCCGGCGATACCTATACCATCATTGAAGCCGAATCCAAACCTCGCACCCGTTCCGACGGCAAAACTGTTTATGCCTATTCTTACCAGGGCAAAAGCGGCAAGCGTTCCGATTTTGTCTTGTGGGAAGATGAAATCAAGCTGGTCGAAGCCACCAAGCCCGCCCCGGAAGACGATGACGAAGAGCCGGATACCGTCACCATCGAGATCGAAGTCTCCCTGGACGACAAGGCCGAAGCTCACCGCATCGCTCACAAAGCTGTCGAGCTGGCTTTCAAGTCCTATGCCGCTATCACCAAGGCCACCAATGATCCCGCTTCCATCACCTGGACTGATGATGAAATCGCAGCAGCCCGCAAAAAGGTTGTTGAACTGTCCTCCCGCGTTACGGAACATGGCGGCGATATGCTCTTTGTGCGTTCCGGCAATACCGTGCAGTGTATTATTTATACCTCCAGCTTTGATAATAAACCCGCTTCCAAAGGTTTCGCCAAACCCTTTGATCACGACCCCTTCAATGAATGGATCGGCAAGTGTGTCGCCGCCTGCAAAGCTATGGGTGAACCCATCCCCGGCTTCATCGCCCACAAAAACACCAAACAGGATGCTGCGTGATGGGCACAGCACACGAATTTACTACCCGCATCCGCAGCTTTGCCGAGTGCCAGCGTCTTAACCAGGTCGCCAAAGAATGCGGCCAGGTCATTGTCATCGACCGCAACGGCAACCAAGCCAGCGCCAAAAGCCTGCTCTCCCTTATGAGCCTGGATTATTCCGCATCGGTTCGCATTGTGGCCTCCACAGCGGAAGAACTCTTTGCCCTGCATACCGCCCTTCTTGCCTTGAAATGATTTGTCAGGAGGTGTCCGCCACGTTCATCCTACCGCGCTCCCCGCCCCCGTTTTTTCGTCAACCACCGCAATCATTTTTTCACTTATCTTAACGGGGGTGTTCTTACATGTTTATCTGCAATGTCTGCAAAAAGATTTTTCCTGATTTCAAAAGTTACGGTATGCGCATGAACTACCGCTTCGGCTATGGCTCCGAAAATGACGGCGATATCTTTGACCTCACCGTCTGCGATTCCTGTGCCGATACTGTTGCCAACGCCATTGAATCCGTCTGTGCCATCAACCCCCATCTCACCGTCGATGATGCCTTCTTCCCCTGCGATGAACCATGTTCCGGCGATTGCTCTAACTGCTCCGGTGATTGTGCCGCCTCCCAGGACGATGAATCCTATGACTTCGATGATGACGAAACGGGCATCTGACAAATCGTGTGGAATCCACATGAATCGGAAGATGTGAACAAAAATTCACAAATGTGGAAAGGAGAAATATGCCGCCTAAAATTCTTATCGCCTGCGAAGAATCCCAGACCGTCTGCAAGGCGTTCCGAAGTAAGGGATTTGAAGCATATAGCTGCGATATTCAAGAGCCGTCCGGCGGACACCCGGAATGGCACATATTGGGAGACGCACTTATTCCGCTGCGAGGTGGGATTGTAACCACAATGGACGGAAAAGAGCATGATGTGGGTACATGGGATTTGCTTATTGCACACCCACCTTGCACTTACTTATCAAACGCTGGCGCAAGGCACTTATGGAAAGGCCATGAACTACAGTCCGACAGAGTCATGCTTGGCATTCAAGGTAGGGACTTGTTTATGCGGTTTTGGTGGGCTGACATACCACTTATATGCGTTGAGAACCCTGTTCCATCAAAAGTATTCTGCCTGCCGCCTTACACGCAGGCCATTCAGCCGTATCAATTCGGCCATCCTTACACAAAGAAAACCTGCTTGTGGCTCAAAGGACTGCCGCCGCTTGAATCGACAAATGTTGTGGAGCCTGTTGCTACATGGTGTCCGAGCGGGAGCTACAGTCACAAACATGGCGAACAACATAAAGGCATGTTTACTACAGACAGAGCTAAAAACCGTGCAAAAACATTTCCCGGCGTTGCAAATGCTATGGTTGAACAATGGGGGCCGCTGCTTCAGAATTGCCAAGATGTCACAAACTTTTCTTCATCTTTTTCCGCATGAAATATATAAGAATTTGGCGAAGTGTTGTTTACAGACATTAGGCACATAGCACGCAGAACCTCAAACGAATAGCCATGACCCTGTTTTTCAATCGTTTTTATGAGGTTGTTTGCCGATTCAGTATAAGCGTTTGTATAGCGATAATCGAAGTACGACAGGATGTCATCTTTTCGTCTCACAAGCACATTTTTCAAGTCCTTAAATTCAGGAACATTTGAACCGATATTTTCACACCATTTGTCGAAGCGCTCTTCCGCCTGCACGCGGTTTGTTGATTCATAAATTTCTCGGAACTGTTCCTTAGCCCAATAAACCCGGTTTAATGCAGGGTATGTATCAAGCCATTCAGTTAGTTGCTGTCCGGCGTCCGCCGATAAATCCTCAAAGTTAGCCATGAACAAAGTACGCTCACGCTTTAGTCTTTTCTTGATTTTCTTGTCATCGTGCATTTTCTTTCTGATGGTGTCCATGTGTCTGTTTACGAGCTGGATAACATGGAACCTGTCGATAACAACAGTTGCAAATGGGAAGATGTCTTTTACTGCTTTTGCGTACAGCGGTGCGAAGTCCATAGTTGCTACCCTTACAATGTTCGGATTCTTTAGGCTGCGCAGATAACTGTAGACTGTTTCCGGCTTATTGTTCGGGAGCATATCGAGAAGCCTTTTATGTTCTGGGTCTGTGATAATCAGGCGGAAGTGCTTATCAATGTGTGCTTCATCAATGCCGATAACCCTTGGCGTGGTATACAGCGTCATATAACGGTGTTTTTTGGCCCAGTCGTCAAACGCTCTGCGAACAGTTTTATCCGAAATTCCATAATCATCCGCAATGCGTGTGTACGGTTCACGCCGCAAAATCCGCTGAACGATTCTGTCACGAAGTCTCGGTGTCATACTGGTTTCGTCAATCGTCTTATAGGTCTGCATATAGGTTGCGCCACAGGACGGGCATAGGTATCTTTGAGCGCGAAGTTTCAAAATTACCTGCATCCCGGAGTTTGGTAAATCTCTTATGTATCGCGTTTTGTACCCGTGAGACGATTGCGGGCCAACAACGCCGCACTTTGGGCAAAAGGTCGGCTTATCAGCAGCCTTGATTTCATACATCAAGCAGTCTCCATCTTTAGCTTGTAGGATTTGAGTACAGATAAATTCGGTTAATCCTGTTGGCATGACAGCACCCATAAAAACAACCCCTTTCGTATTAACCATTATAACACACCACACGATATGTCGAAATGGAAAAGGAGTGATTTCTATTTGTTATGCAAAAAATCCACACGAAAAGTCGCAAGCCCGACGAAACCGATGAAGAAGACGACGATGACGATTCCGACCTTGATTTTGACGGCTGATTAACCCCGCCTTTTTATTTTTTCTTTTCTAATTACAAGTTTTCGTAAATACGCCACATTAAGGAGTCCTTTATGCCTAAAAAAAACAACACCATCACCTTCAACTTTGTTGGTGATTTTACTCCTTCCACCAAAAATGATCTGCTCACCTCCACTCCGGTTACTTACGGCGGCATGTCTGATACCCGCCTCAATCTCAGCTTTGGTGTCAAGGTCGGCAGCAGCCTTCAGTTCGTCTCCCTGCTGGATACTTCTCGCTCCGGCGATGTCATCAAAACTTACGACCGGGATAATAACCCCATTGATATCCGCTGGTCTGACCGCCTTGACCCCGATGTCATTTCCGAAGTTGCCTCCTACCGCACCTACCGCACCAACATCGGCTCGGATGAAACCAAAACATTCATCACCGGCTATGACCTGGCTGAATATCTGGCCGAAGCTCTCAAGAACTACACCGGCCGCATCACCGTCAATGGCCGCATGGTCCTCCGTTACGATTCCAAAGGCATCCTGCGCCGCAACTTCAACATTGATTCCGTTTGGAAACCCCTGCTCGATAAAGACGGCGAACCGGTCGAAAAGCCCAAGCTGGCCATCATGGTCCCCTTCATCTTCAACAAGGATTGTATCGACAAAGCCGACCTCAAGGAAACCGGCAAGATCTACGTCAACGGCTATGTTGAATCCTACATCAACAAGGACGAAGGCGATAAGTATCTGCCCTTGCAGATGATCTTCAATACTGCCGTCTACAACATGGATGACCCTGGTGAAAAGTCCACTTATGAGTACCGCATGGGCGAGCTGGATACCAAAGCCAAAACGATGTTCTGCATGATGTGGGAAGGCCGTGTTGTCAACGGTGCTGAAGAAAAGCCGTTCGATGAATCCTGCCTGACCCCCTTCCAGCTGCGTTCCATCAAGGCCGGCAACGCCACCCTCAATGATTTCCGTCCCCGCGGCTCCATCTACGGCAACCGTGTTCAGGAACTCCGCCTCATGCGTCCCATGCCCCGCGATGATTTCAAGGATGGCCCGATCGACCTCGGCCTCAAGAATTCCGAGTTTGTTGACCTGATCTACACCCCCACCAAGGATGAATCGGTTGCCGATATGGAAAAGTCCGCCAAAAAAGAACCGGAAACTCCGCCCTTCACCGCCCCCACCTCGCGGGATGAAGACGAGCTGTTTTAATTAACCACCAACACAAAAGGAGCGTGAACCTATGGCATTCAAAATGAATCAGATCAGCTGCGATCTTGCCAGCTACCCCTATTACATGCTGCTGTCCCCGCGCAAATTCGGCAAAACAACCTGGTGGCGCAACCTCGTTGTCGCCGCCTGGGGCAATGCCTCCAAGGGTCTGCTCATCTCCTGCGGCACCGAGTCCGGCTTCCACCACCTCGATAATCTCCAGGTCGAAGAAGCCCTCACCTGGGACGATGATTACGATGAAGAAACCGGCCACCGCGGCCTTGTCCAGATCGTTGATGATCTGATCGAAAACAATGCTGACTACGGTATCAAGGGTGTCTGCTTTGATACTTTTGATACCCTCTTTGATATCGCCACCGATGAAGTCATGAGGGAATCCCGTCGTGAAACCGGCAAGTCCTGCAAATCCATCAATGATGCTTTCGGCGGCTACAACCGCGGCTCTGACCGCCTGATTAAAATCATCAACGATCAGCTCTCCCGCATCCGCAACGCCGGCATCGCCGTCTTCATCCTGTCCCATACCAAGTTTAAGGAGCGCACGGACCCCCTCACCGGCGAAAAGTATGAGCAGCTCACAAACCTCATGCAGGACCGTACATACAGCGCCATTGCTGATAACGCCCAGATGGTCATGGTTGGCACCATTGAGCGCGATATCGCATCCGGCAAAATCGAAAACGAAAAACGTGTCATCCATCTGCGCGGCACCTCTACCATTGATGCCGGTTCCCGTTTCAATGACCTGCCCGAAACGATCACCCTTGATCCGCAGGATTTCCTCGCCGCCTTCAAACAGGGTGTCGCCGGTGCTCACACGGTTGCTCCGGTTACGGATAAGCAGATCGATGCTGCCGCCAAGGCCGAGCAGAAAGCCGCCGCCAAACAGGCAGCCGTTGCCCGCAAAAAGGAGGAAGCCGAAAAGCAGGCCGAACAGGACGAATCTCACCGTGATGAATATTACAACACCATCGTCAATGGCTTCTCCAACGCCTCGGATGAAATCAAGGCCAAAGCCAAGGAGCTGTTGGCCGCCACCGGTGAACCCAAGTTCTCCTCCCCCAACATCCCGGCTGCAACCCTGCGCCAGATCGCTGACCTCTTCGCAGCGTAAAGGTGGTGTCAGATATGGCAGCACCCAAAGTCCGTAAAGGCCGCCGCGTCATCTGTCACGCCACCGGCATCTATGGCAACTCGCTGGATTATTTCAAAGCCCCGGATGGTTTTTATTACCAAACCAAAGAACTGTATGAGCAAAAAAAGCAGGAATCTGATTATTACCGTCAGGTCGTTACCCGCATGGCCTCCTATATGGGTTATGAGCCGGGCGATGTTTTCCCAACGGTCATCACCCGCGGCCTCATGCAATTCAAGCATTACGGCTATGCCGCTGTCCTTGCCACCATGGAGGAATGCCAGTCCAAAATTGAATACGCTCTGGCTTCCCGCTCTTTCGGTTCGGACTATCAAAAAGCATCCTACCTCATGGCCATCCTTACCAACAATATCAACGATGTTGCCCGCCGCCTCAAATCTCAGCAGGAATTTGAATCCCGTCAGGCCGCACCCCAACCGGCTCCGCCCCCGCAGGATTTCACTTCCGCTGCTCAGCCAAAAGATATCACAGATTTTCTGGAAGGCGGTGACTAAATATCGAACTCCAAACCTGTCTTGATAAAATCAATACCTCCCGCGCTCAAGACGAAGCCTCTTTTGTTTTCTGCCTCTGGAAAGAACCGGTTTTGTTTGGCGAGTACGATCAGGTCAACTTCGGCAATGATTTAACCATCAAAACCAAAGATGCCCTCTTCTACTACCAGCTTGGCCGCGGTATGTATGATTCCGGCTTCCGCAATTTCGACAGCATTTCGGTCGATACTTACCTTTCGGATAAAGCCGATACCCGCAAAGTCTTCTCGGCCTACGGCGGCTACCCGGAAGTCGAAAAGCTCAAATCCCTCGTGGATGTTGATAACGTCGAAGCCTACTTTGACCGCATCTCCAAACTCAACACTCTTTCCGATCTCTGCGAGCAGTTTTTCAAAACTTTCCAGGATACCTCCCGCTTTGATTCCATGTCCAACTCCCAAGTCTACGATTTTTTCGACTATCAGCTCAACACCATCAGCATGAACTCCACCCGCGATATGAAAGTCGAATCTGTCGCCTTTGATGAATCGTATATCACAGAGCTGGATAAGGGCGAAACGGTCGGCCTGAATTACGGTAAAAACTGCCCCCGCCTCAACTGGGCCACTCTCGGCCTCCCCCTTGGTGATCTTTACATGCTGGGCGGCTTCTCCGGCACCGGCAAAACCTCTTTCGTGTTTGAAAATATGATCCTGCCTTTAACCGAATCCGGTGTCAAGTGCTGCATCATTTCAAACGAAATGCAGGTCCGTGCCTACAAACAGCTGCTCACCATCCATATCCTCACCAATGATCTCGGCTACTGGAAAATGACCCGCAAGCATCTCAAGGTCGGCAAGTTCACGGATGAACAAAAAGAAATGCTGCTTAAAGCAGCAGCCATCAGCCAAAAGAAATACTCTTCCATCCGCTTCATCAAAATGTTCGATAACGATACCTCCCGCGTCATCAAGTCGGTTCGCAAATATTCCAAACTCGGCTACCAGATGTTCCTGTGGGACACCATGAAGTCGGACGATGACGGCGGCAATATGGAAATGTACCGCCAGCTCTTGCAATCCTCGCGCAAAATTTTCCAGTGTGCCAGCCGGGAAAACGTCTCCATCGTCTGTACCTATCAGCTGGCTCTCTACATGAAAAACCAGCGCTTTCTCGATGCTTCCACCCTTTCCAACGGTAAGCAAATCAAAGAGGTCTTTTCCGAAATGATTTATATCCGGGAACTCTGGCAGGATGAATACACCGGCGAAAAATGTGATTGTCACGCATACACCCGCACCCGCAAACCGGATGGCACCTGGGAAAAATTCACCACCCCCATCACGCTGGATAAAACCAAAAAGTACATCGTCGCCTTTCTCGATAAAACCCGTAACGATGAAGACGGTCAGCAATTTTTGTATGAAGCAAACCTCAGCTGGAACAACTGGAAAGAGGTCGGCTATTGTACCATCCGCAATGACCATGTAGCCATCGGCCGTTAAAGGGGGTGCGCCCATGAACGCGGCACTCCTCTCCCAGCGCCTGATCGGCCACTCGGATGATATCTACACCATCCTCGAAACCCTCGGCTATGAAAACATTACGTTTAATTCAGCCAAAGCCCAGTTCCGCTTTTCACGGGCGGACGGCACCAACCCTACCAGCATTGTTCTAGATGTTGATTCCCTGCGGTTTTATTGCTTTTCCACCAACGGCAAAGGCAATCTTTTCACCCTCATCATGTCGCGCCTGAACTGCACTTTCCCAGATAGCTTAACCTTTGTCACCACCGTTCTGGATCTCGACCAGAATGATTTCTCGGCCAAAGTTCACTATCCCTTCGGCGGCTTCTACCGCAAGCTCCTCCCTGATCAGCCGGAGGATTACTCCGTGCCTCCCATCCCAGAGGAAACGTTGCAGCCATACTTGGGCAAGTACAACCAGATGTTCTTCCGCGATGGCATTGATTATGTAACGCAGGAAAAATTTCAGGTTGGTTATGATTTTCTTTCCAACCGTATCACCATCCCGGAGCGCAATTTTGATGGCCAGCTCTGCGGTATCATGGGTCGCTCCAATGACCCCAACTGTCCCCATCAGGACCGCTGGTATCCCATCGTCAGCTGCCCGCGCAGCAAAACCCTGTTTGCCCTGCAGCAAAACTACCAGCGCATCATCGAAACCCAGAACGTGGTCCTTTTTGAATCGGAAAAAGCCCCCATGCAGTGCGCATCATTCGGTGCCCATATCTCGCTCGGTCTCTGCGGCTGCCATGTCTCCCAGGCCCAGCGCAGCATGATTTTTTCTCTTCGCCCCAAAACTATCGTTCTCGCTCTCGATGAAGGATTAGAAGAAGACGCTATCCGGGAAGAAGCCGCCAAGCTTGTTCAGAACAATTTAATCCTAACTACCAGGGTCGGCTATGTCTGGGACCCTGACCACGATATTATCCCCGCAGGCAGCAAACAAAATCCTGCCGACCTTGGCCGCGATGCCTATGTCTCCTGCCTGCAAACGAAAGTGAGGTGGTTATAATCGAACGCGCCAAAGACTCCCGCCTGCAAGAACTTTTCAATGCCGGCGTAAATGTATACAGTTTTTCCAAATTAGGTACCATTGAGCAGTGCCAACTCCAGGCGTGGTACTCCTACATCAAACATGAAGAAGGAATCGACGGTATTTATTCACGGTTAGGTGGCTCTATGCACGATGTTCTGGAACAGTTGATTCACCGGCAAGCAACCTGTGATGACCTTCTTCCCGCTCTACATAGTGCCCTGGATGAATGTGAAACCCTTGGCCTTACCTTTCCTAAGGACTTCCGTGGCAATGACTCCATCAAAGAGAAATGGATTAAGGATATGACCCACTTCTGCCAGAACTTTTACCCGCCTAGGGGCGAGTTCAAAACAGAACAGTTGCTTATCTACCGCGTCAGTCCTACCCGCGCCATTCAAGGTTACATTGACCTGATGAAATTGGAACCCGATGGCTCTGTGTCGGTTTACGACTGGAAGACGAGCACACGATTCGCCCCATCTACCCTATTGGAGCATGGCCGCCAGCTCGTGATCTACGCTATGGCATTGGAGCAGGCCGGTTATACAGTCAAAAATCTCGCTTGGATCATGCTCAAGTATGTCGAGATCCGTTACACCTGGTACGCTACATCCCGTTCGCGCAACAAAACCCAGTGTATCCGCATCGTCAATCGCTCCAAAATTTACGATACTATCGCCCCCGCGGTCGAATCCGCCTGCCGCGATGCCGGTATGGATGAAGCCGAGATTGAATTTGCCATGCTTGACTTCAAAGAAACGAATCTTCTCGGCCCCAAGTTTCCTATGTCAGTCGCCCAGCAATTCATCATCAAACCTTTTGTAGAACCTTACCCCTATACCCCGGAACTCAAGCAGGAAGCTCTTGATTACATCAATAAGGTTGCCGATATCTATGAGTCCCTGCCCCAGGATGAAACCACTCCCTGGCCTGCCCGCAAGGTCGATAAGGACAGTGCTTTCTTCTGCAATAACCTTTGTAACTACCGCAAAATCTGCCCCGCCATCCGGGATTATAACGCCCAGGCCCTCATCGCAGACCCGCCCAAAACCGAAGCTGATTTGTTTTAAGGAGCCGTCCATGACCACCCGTTCCCCGCCCCTGCAGGGCTTTTGAAATGAATTACAGGAGGTGAATAAAAAATTTCCAGTCCAAATTACCTCTGCTATCACCTTCACGATGATGAAGGCTCTGTCCTTGATTCCTGTACCAAATATCAGGATTACATTAACCTGGCCGTTCAAAGCGGCATGACTGCCCTTGGTTCCTCCAACCACGGCACCCTGCTAAACTGGACAGCTAAAAAGCAGGCAGCAGAAAAAGCCGGCCTCAAGTACATCTTCGGCGTTGAATGTTATCTTACCGACCGCCTTACTCACCAATCTCCCGGAGAAGATAAGCCTCATAAGCTACGCGATAACTACCACACGGTTCTGATCGCCCGCAACACCAAAGGCGTTATGGAGATCAATAACCTTATCAGTCTTTCCAATCGGGAAGATCACAAGTATTACAAACCTCGTGTCACCTTCGATGAATTCTACAACCTGTCTGATAACGTCATCGCCACCTCCGCCTGCCTTGCCAGTCCTCTGCATCACTACACTGCGGACGTTGAAGATTTTGACCCCGCCCGTTATGAGCAGCTGATTCAACGCTATGACTTTTTGGAAATTCAGTACCACAACTGTAAGGACCAGATTGAATTCAATCAGTACCTC